CCTGATTCCCAAAGAACACCCGGGGTTTAACCCTGAGTGTCCTTGAGGTCTATATTACCATGAGAGCAGTTTTAACTGGTCCTTTCGGTTTAGACAGTGCCTGTAATCTTCTATTCACGATTCTCAATAAAGATAATTGTGAGTCTAGATAGGTTCTAATGGATTTCTCCTTAGACCAATCTAGAGAAGGTGTGGAGTCTGATTCAAACCCTAACATGGATCTGATTATCCGCCCGGCTTTAATAAGTCGGTCGGGGTCATCAGGTTCCAAGTAAAGGAAATCCTCATTGTACCACATAGCTTCATCAGGTTCCTCTCGATCTCTGTAAGCAACGTATGCTGGTGATATTCGAACAAGTGGAGCCCAAAGCATGTCTTTATTAAAGACAATTTTTGGTACCATTAATTCAAAAGACGTTGGTAAGATAGAATCGAGGAAATTGAACCCAAAAGTCCAATTAAATCGTTTCCTCCAAAGAGCAGGGCCCGGCAAATAGCCGACCCCAGGGCACATGATTCCCTCGGTTCGTTTAAAGCCTCTAAAGGCAATCAACCAATCGAAGGTCAGTGACCATGAGCTCAATGGATATCTATACCATAGTCTCTTGAACAATTCTTGTTCTCGGGAATACTGTGTTACTAGATCATCATCTTCCTTCATTTTAATCTGCATTAATGCATTTTGAATTGCTTGGAGGATGAAGCCTCTCTTAACACCACTAGTTGCAACTGACAACCAAGCTTCCAGTGTTTCCACTGATAACTGGTTAGTTGCTCCCAGTGCTCCCGTAGGACCCAACATCAACAATAACATAGCTGTGATAGTTCTCTTATGGACCTTTCGGACCGTTCGAGAAGTATCAATAACTAGGTTATTGATAATAGCTAGGGCGTAAGGAAATCCTTTCTGTACGGCATCAAGCACGACAGCAGGGATCAGTTTGTAGTTTCGCACAGCCACCAGAATACTTCCAGCACCTACAGGAGATAAGTCTCCGTAGTGCGGATGTATCCAGTGTTTAGCAAAC